TAAGAATACTAACGTATTTATTTCGGGTGGGGTTAGAGTAAATCAATATGCTAGATTCTTTGATCAAATGGATATAGTTATTGCCCCATTACTTGATAATGAGTTTAACAGATGCAAGAGCGAGTTGAAGGTATTAGAGGCTGGAGCAAAGTGGTTACCATTTGTTGGATCAGATATGATTACCTTCTCACGTACGGGAGCAAACATTGATTTATGCTCAAATGATGATGAGTGGGTTGAGTCATTGTTAGAATTAACTCTTGATAAATCTCTAAGAGAGATGCTAGGTAAAGAGTTGGGTGAGTATGTTAGAGATACTTACATAATTGACAAAGAAAATCAAGCAAGATTAAGTCTATTATGAAATTAGGAGAGTATTCCGAGTCTTTATTCGCTACACGTTGCATAGAGATGGGATACATCGTCTCTAAGCCATTCTCGCATTACACAAGGTATGATTTAGTCGTTGATGTAGATAGTGTCTTACATCGTGTTCAAGTTAAGTCTACAGAATATCTAAAAAAGAAAGATAATCAATGTCATGTTAAAATTGATTACACAAAGGAGGAGGTAGATTGGTTTGCTATTTATTTTAAAATATTTAATTCTTGGTATGTACTACCCATTGAGGCGGTTGAGGGTATTAATCATTTTTCAGTAAAAAAAGATTATAAATCAAAATATAATATTTTTAAAGATAATTTTGGATTTGTCAGACATGGTTTTTAGATTTGAGTATTAATAATTTAAAAACTCATAAATATGGATGAAGACCAAAACTTAAAGCAATTATTTGAAATAATAAATCCAACTCCAAATCCTAAGACTAAATGATTTGTGCTGCTTGTAATAAGACTTTTAATAAAAAGGCTGAAGAAGGAATTAACGGTAGGGCAAGAAAGTATTGCTCAGTTAAATGTAGAACCGATAATCAAAAGAAACTTCATAAGTTAAGGAGGATTGATAATAATAAGCATCCAAGTTCTAGAGAGGTGGATAATATAGTTCATGGTTATTCCAAGGACGTTGTTACCGTTAATTATGATTGGGTTTTTTCAAATAATATATTGGATTGGTATTCATCTAAAGATTCTAGATTTAGAAACAATTATAAAATAAAAAAATCAAATGAAAGAGAAAGAGAAAAAGAACGAGAACAAACAATTCAATCTTAGATTGTATAATATGCTAATTGCAGAATCAATATCAAAAAGGTCTAAGGCATTAGTTACTTTAGATATTATGTCTAATAATCCCGTTGGAATTGGTGATCACTCTACTGATGACTTTTATAAGAATGCAATGGAGGCTATAAGAAACCTAGCTGAAGCTGATGACGAGATAAAGGCAGCTGTTGATTATTTTATGGATAGGAGATACGAAAATGATTAAGAATTATTTCTTGATAGATAAGAGAAGGTATGGCAAGAACTTAATCATGTTCTGCCGTACCATTAAAGGTGTGTTCTGTTATGATCACGACAAGCTATATGACAAGCACATAGACCATCTAGACTCATTGGATTGCTGGCATAAATATGGTAGGTATACAAAGACATATGGAATACCTTATCCAATGAATTTAGATTGCGAGAACATTCTTCAGTACTAGAGAGGGATACGGTGGGGGATACCGTGGTTCATTTTCTAAATGAGAATATTTTTACCTCACTTTCAAATGGGTTTCCTAATTAAGGAATACCTCTACAAAAACCACTAATATTTTAAGACAATAATTCTACACAAATGCATTGAATATTTAGAGGGAAATCTTAATTGGTTTCCCTTTATTATTTTATGAATAAATCCAACTAATTTCTAGACACAATTCTCCGTGTATTCTGTAAGAAATTTAGACCAAATTTATAGCCACATTTCAAGGTATAATTTCACACATATCTGCTGGTAATCTCCACTAAATAATGAGATGTTTTCACTCAAAATATCCTCAACAAATCACTCAGTTTTATTTTTTATTTATTTAAAATAATTATTTATTTTTTTTTAAAAAATAATTTTTATTATAAAATATTTACATTAAATATTTAGACCAAATTGTAGACCAAATTCAGACCAAATTTCAGACCAAATTTGTTGACAGATTTGTGTTTTGCAGATGTGGAAAACTAATATGTCATTGTTGAAAACTATTTAAAAATAATTTGTTATTGTTGTTTTTATTAATTATCACGTGTGCACGTTCTTTTATATGTCATTGACTTATAAAGAGTTATCAACATTAAAATTAATTTACTATTGTTGAAAAGTATTTATTAATTATTGGTTTCAATAGTTGCATATTAACTATGGAGTTAGTAGTCTTACACATGGAGCGCAACGAATGTGCCGAAATACTAACAAAATTAGCATTTACTAAAATTACTAGCATTATGAGATATCCTATCAAAATACAAGATGTTTTAAAAAATGACATCATTTACAAGACGTTAACAAGTAAAAAAGAGTTTTTAAAAGATAGTTTTTGTCGATTTGAACGCAAATATTTTGCCGTTGATTATTACAATATATCTGATGGAGCATATTTCAAAAAAGATAAAATTGTCTTTGTCGAATACGATAAATCTTATGAAAAGAAAGGAATTTTAAAATGCGCTGAATATTCAGCCTTACCGCTTAATAATTAATTAACCTAAACAATAAGATTATGAAAATCTCAAAAAAAAATCAAGAAATATTAAACATGTTGAATAAATGTGAAATTGAATCTATTGACTATGAAGGTGTTGTAGGTATATCTTCAGATTATAACAACAATTTTTATGTAATTCAAGACGGTAAAATAATTGACTATCTGAATACCAATAATAAGATTTCAAATCTATGGAGTGAATATATGGAAAGTGAAGGACAATATAATTGATTATAAAGGTTAACTGATGAAGCCTAATTGGCAGAAACACGGTATTAAATGCCGTGTCTTAATCAAATCTTAAACATAAATATAACACCATGAAAAGTCTATTATACACCACTAACAAAGCTGAAACAATTTTTAACATTGTTTCGTTTGCAATTGGTTGCACATTGGTTGCAACTTGCATTTTCTCACTCATTTACGGCATTTTAAACGGTTTATTATGATTTTGTACGTCCTATTTGCGTTGTTCATTGTAACGCTTGAAATCCTTGCAAGACGCGAGGAAAAGAATAATAAAAACTATTATAAAAAACGTAAAAAACAAAGATTATGAATTTATCCGAATATTTACCACTTAATCAAATTTCACGTGAATTGTCAATATATATTAATCGCCCAATCAATAAAAAACCTATAGAATCAGTACACATTAAAGAATTGATTAAAAATTACATTGATTCTTATGATGACATCTACGACATAAAAAAACAAATTAAAAACAATAAATAATTATAAAACTTTAAACATAATAACAATGACTAAATTTAAAAGACATACCAACACATTACAAAGAGACGGTAACGATGTTATATCATACCGCACAAGAGTTGCAACCATCATAGGTGATGAACTACATGTTCATGGAAAGTATACATCTACAACAACTAGACATATTAACTATGTCGCTGATGAACTGAACTTGACTAAGGTCAACTCAAGTGAGTACACCGACTCACCTAATTTTTATCAACTAGATAGCTGGAAAGAGATATGATTATGCACATAGAAGAACATAAAGAAGAAGTATTAAAAGCAATGGGTTATACCATGCAAGAAATCCAAAACATGGATGAAGAGATAAAAGAAATGTTAACTAAATAATAAAATTATGAAACCAATAGATATTAACACAGGAACATTCAGCATTGATAATAAACTTATAAAAATAATTACAACAATATCAGTTGAAGAACAAAAAGATTGGTTAGATAGCGGAGGAACATTGAATGAGTTAATTGAACTTGTACAAAACAACTAAAACTTAAACACATGAAAAAAATAATTAAAATAAGATGTAAAGAAACCGATAATATTATGATATGGACAATGACGGATGTATTAAACGAAATTAATCGCGATCGTTCATCGGGTTGGATAGATTATAATAAAAAAGATTGGTTAGAAGGTTGGAACGAATGGATAGAAAAAGATGATTTTTATAGTATTTACAACAATAAAAAACAAAAATTATGAAAGATTTATATGATAATAAAAAAGTAAAGAACCATAGACAAATAAAAGTTAAATTCTTACCGCCTACCAACTTTAGCGGTGCACGTGTTAAAATATATGAGCCGAAAAGATGGAATGAAGACACGGTAAAAGCTAAAATATTTAGTTATGATTATAGAATAGGCGACATATTAAAGCAAGGCTATAACACGTTAACGGCAAACGGATTTAATATCAAAGGTTATGCAAGCGAAATGAATAATTATATTTTTTTCTGCGACAATTGGAGTGATGATTTTAAATGTGTAAAGGATTTAAAAATTATTCATTAATGAGCGCTTTAACTGCTCTTTTAATATCATGCGCTTTGCTAGGTTATTATCTTATTAGAACGACAACAGCAAACAATAAAGACCATAAAGAAACAGATATTAAAATAGATCCTATAGGTGAAGAAGCATCTAAGGGGTTGACGTTTCAACTTGAGTTTATACCGCAAAAAGACGGATCATTAATGGGTGTTAAATACATTAATAGCGCTCGTTTTGGCATGGTTAAAGTTACCATTTATAAAGGCGTTCAATATAGCGATAACGGCTTAAACTACCTTGAAATAAAGAAGGGAACAAACGTTGTTGAGTTAGATGAGATGACAGATAACGATTTAATAACATTATTTACATTAATTAAAAAGACATGAAACATTATATAAGAAATGCAAAGCAATGCTTTACAGATGATAAATTAAAAATAGTATCAGTTAATGATTGGGGCTATGATAAAGTAGTAATAAAATCAATGGTTAGAGGATGGATAGCTGATCATCACCCCACTAATTCATTTGTAATATCAAAAACCTACTTAATTAAGTTAGTGAATGATTATAAACCATGGATGAAAAAAAACTTAAGAGATAAATACATTTTAAATTAAAAAAACATGATAGAATATAATATAAAACGCAAATCAAAGTACATGATTTATAGCGATGAAACGCTAATTATAAAAGAGTTTAACTGTATTGATGACTGTAAACATTGGGCAATTAATCACCTTGACCAATCGCATGAAATAATAATAAGAATTATCAAAGGATTGATAAGAAAGGATAAAATGATTATTTAAATAAATAAACTAACAAATCAATTAAAGCTATCTTAAAAGATGGCTTTTTTTATGCCTATACGGGTGTTATCTATTATAAGCCTATATAAAGCATTTACTTTGTGTTTGATATGATTACACTATTAAAGCAATTGGATTGCTTAGAGCGTATTTAAATAGTGTTAATTGATTGATTGAGTTTGATTTGATTGGATTTGATTGGTTTATTGATTGATTTGATTGAGTTTGATATGGTGTTTAGTGTATCGGAGCAAACAGAAATAATGACAAAAGGAAGACCAGCAAACAACCACTTACCCCCTTCAAATTTGTTATATAACCTTCATTATGTTAAGTACAGCTCTACTCCCACCCTATTACGGTGGCTTCAACAGCAATTATCCCATCTCACCCCTTAGGTATCACCATACACAGTTTTCTCAGAAATGGGTTTTCACTTCTTCAAGACCAAATTTTTTTCGTCAAATTTTAAGAATTTGTTTGCTTTCAAGAAGGTAAATGATTATTTTTGTTAGATGCAAGAAAAGTTAGACCAAATTAAAGAGTTAGAGAGTTCTCTAACGGGAGAAATGTTTCACGATGCTGATATTCGTTATAGGATTCATTCTATACAGATGGAAGTCAAGGGAGTTAATATTTGCTCCATTGATGATCCCGATTGTGAAGCTTGTGGTAGCTAACTAATCTGCTGATAATCAAACCATTATGATATGCATGAGGTTGCAATTACAGAAGGTGATTTAGATAAGGCTAAAAATCGTTATGATTTTAGTAATTTGAATAATTCTATCACTAAAGGTGGTAGTCAGTTGTATGGAGCAATTGGTGAGGTGATTATAATAAATTATTATAATGAAAATCACAATGTAGTTGATAAATCCAGCTATAATTACGATTTGATAATAAATGATAAAACCATTGAGGTAAAAACTAAAAAGACCAAGTTTGCTCCAAAGGATGATTACGTTGTTAGTGTAGCTTGTTCAAATGCTACGCAAGAATGTGATTATTATTATTTCACTATGGTGCATGATGATTGCAGTAGGGGTTGGCTTTTGGGGTTTATGAGTAGAGATGATTTCTTTGAGAAGTCTACGTTGTGTAGGAAAGGTGAGATTGATCCCTTGAATAAGAATAATAATTTTATTATAAAGGCTGATTGCTATAGTTTGAGAATTATAGACATTACCAATAGAATTAAATAATATCCTCGTATTCGTCTGTTTTATTCTCTTTGCTTGTCTTAATGTACAATTCACACCAATATTGAGCCTCTTCGTTGGTTCTCTTGAGGGTCTTATTAATTTTGTAGTTTACAAGACACAATATTACCGTTGAGGTAAAGAAAATAGCGCATAGGGATGTTAAGTAGGTTATCATTGGTTATTGCTCGTTTAACATTATTATTTCTGATTTAACTTTCTCCCAATAGTTTGTGTTGTCGTTTTGTTTTATAATTTCATTTACAACGACAATTGCTAGTAATTTAGAGCATTCTACATTTACTTTTGATATTTTATGTATAATGTCTATTGCTTTTTCTTTTGATGTTAGAATTTTCATATTAATATTTTGTATCTGCTGGTTCTTGTATTTTTTGGCATTTGCCACATTGTATGTTGTTTATGTTATTTAGTGAACCACATATAGAGCAAGACCAAATAATATCTTCTTTTTTAGGTTTAGTTTCCATAAATAGCCATTCTTTCTTTATCATTGGTTTTTTATTTCAAATATTTTCTTTTCAATTTCTTTTAGCTTTTGCTCCATACGGACAATCTTAACATTGTCGTATTCAATTTGCTTGACAATACTCTTTTTTAGCACTTCTAATCCTTCTAATTTCATCTGTCTATTCTTTCATGGTAAAACATAAACTCTTCATCTAAGTATGATAACAACTCAAAATTACTCAAAGTTGCTGCATATTCCATGTCAATATGGATTCTTGGATATTCCAGCGTAAAATAAAATAAAGGCGTGTCTGATTTAATTATATATTTTTTCATGTTTTTTCATTATTCTTGTTACGGTTCTTTTCATCCATTGATGAAATTTAAATTGATCTTTTAAATATAATAATAGATCAAGTCTAGATAACTTTGTTGCGTGATTTACGTTAATTTTTATTCTTGGATATTCTGTAGTAAAATCCAAAAATGGCGTGTCTGATTCAATTATATACTTTTTCATAAATCCACCTCGTTTTCTGAACAATTTCGACATATGTCTGAAAAATTGTGATCTCCTTTAGATATTTCTCTAGAACACATTTCACAATAATATTCATTCTCTTTTAAATAGAGAGAATAGTATGTTAAAACATCATTGAGAGCAATTCTTAAGGTTTCCTCTGTATATTCTATACTAGATTTTTCCATCCAACTAGCAATAGATTTTAGAGTATATATTGACTTCTCTTTATTTTCCATGGTGTTTTATTGGTTTAATTCTAAATATGGTTCGTATTCACTAACATCCATTCCAAGTATTAAATTATGGTGATATAAAGCATCATTAACACAATTAATACCTTTTTTACCCATCATTCTAAATCTTTTTAATTCCTTTTCTTCAAGTTTAACTAAATTATATATATTTTTAATTCCCATTCGGGTGATAGAATTACGTGGTCTATTATCAAGATCAAGATAATAAATTGGCTTAGAAAGTAAATCAATCATTTTTTGATATTCCTTTGAAGGAGATGGTATTACTTCATCTTTGATAGATTCCTTATCTAGGTTAAATACAGATTTAATTTGTTTTAAATCTTCTCTAAGCAATTTATTTTCTTCTTTTAAATCATATATAAGACTTCTGTTAAATTCTATTGATTCAAATATTAAATTAGTTTTATGTCTTTGAGTATCATATAATGTAATAAAATTTTCATTTGTTGCTTTGTGATTTTTTATAATAATATCCAAGACTTTATTGTTATGATCTTCCA